GAACCGGTCCGTCTTGAGGCCCATGCCCTTCAGTCGGTTGAAATGGGCCTGGGCCTGGCTGAGCTTGGCCGTGGCGTCCGCGGCCTTGGTGCGGGCCAGGTATTCCGCGGCCGCGTACAGGACGATCAGGGTGTCGTCCAGGAGCGCCACGTCGGTCGTGGCGATCAGCGGCTGCAGCTTCTTGATGGCCTTGAAGCGCAGGGTCTGGTTGTCGGTCGTCGGGACCGGCCACACCTCAAATTGGTTGCCTTCGTAATGGCGCCAACGGACCACCGGCTCCACCTTGGCGCCGATGTCGGAATCGTGGTTGTTGTACTGCGCCGGGCCGATGCCGTAGTCGATCGGATGCCAGATGCTGCCGTATTTGACGTAGGCCTCGACGATCCGGTCGTAGTCGATGTCCGGGTCGAACGTGTAATAGCGTTGGCCGGTGATCAGGGGCTCGTCGCGCTCGATCAGCGCGAACGTCCAATCGTAGTCGTTCCAGAGGCGCTGCTGGGTCCGGCGCAACAGGTTGTCGAATTGCTCGATCGTGTTGACGCCCATGGCCACGTTCGGGGAAGCCCCGATCTCGGCCTTCAGCTGGTCGCGTAGGGCCAGCAAGCTGGTACCCCTGGCCATGGCTTATTCGGCAGCCGCAGCCTTCTTGGCGGGCTTGGTTTCGGGTTCTTCGACGACCAGGCCGGCTTCGGCGAAAGTCTCGGGGAGCTTCGGGGCCGCGCCCGGGTAGACCTGGGTGAAGACGTTGGAACCGTATTCGGCCTTCAAACGGCTGATCTCATCCAGGTTGGAACGCTTGACGGTGCTCAGCTCGACCGGGTTGATAACCGCATCCTGGCCGTGGATCTGGCGAAGGATGAGGATTTCGGCTGCGGTGACAGGGCGGGTGACGGTGTGCTGGACGTTGCCGTTCAGCAGGATCTCGACGATGGCGATCTGCATGGTGCAATCAATCTGCACCAGGCCAGGATCCGGGCAAAAAGAAAGGGGCCCTTGCGGGCCCCCTTTGTGTAGGATGTCCTATTCCTTAGACAGCCTTGTAGACGCCGTTGCCGGAGAGCTGCTTGGCGACCATGCCGCCCGTCCAGGTCATCGCCTTGTAGATCACGTACTTGTCTTCAGGGCGGGCCGGGTTGTGGGTCTTCTTGTCTTCGCCGTCCATGACGTACAGCTGGATCGCATCGGTGTCGATGAGGTAGCAGTAGTTGGTGCGGGTGCCGTCGCCGCCGGTTTCGCCGTAGTCGGCGATGCCGTCGAGGGTCGGATCGTAGACGAATTCGCCGATGCCCAGGAGCTCGGTGGCGCCCATGCCGACGGTGTTCGTGCCCTTGGAGAAGCCCGTCATGGAGTAGAAGCCCTTGTTGTGGATCTCCTTCTCCAGCTTTTCGAGGAAGCCGGAGCCGCAGAAGATCGTCGAGGGCTTGCCGCCGTAGCGCTTCAGCTGACGGATCTCGTAGCGAAGGCCGTCGATGATGTTCGTCGAGCCGGCCGCGTACGTGAACTTCGCCGAGCGGTTGCGCCAGAGGGCGTTCGTCGCACGGGAGATGCCGCCGGTGGTGCCGGTGGCGTTCAGGTCCGTGGCGCCGCCGGTGATGGCGAGACCGGGCTTGATGAAGTTGGACAGGCCGGGGACCTTCTTGGCGTCAGCCGAGCCGTCCTTCCAGAGCATGTCGTTGAAACCGCGGGCCCAACCTTCGGTCATGTCGTCCAGCTTGGCCTTCAGGATGTTGGTCAGCACGGTGGCGTCGCGGCCGCTGTGCTTGCTGGTGTTCTCGCCGGTCACGGAATCGGTGACGGAGATGCCATCGATCTTGAGCTCGGTGAGGGTGACGGTGATGCCGGAGTGGATTTCCTTCCAGGGATAGAAGGCGCGGCGGGTGTTCTGGGGGTTGCTGTAGGCGACGACGTCGGCACCTTCATAACCAGCGATGGTCGGGAGGGTGTCCTGGAACGTGATCGGGAGGGAGATGTCGCCCTTGCCGCCCGGGAAAGTCTGCTGGCGCTTGGTGAAGACGCCGATCAGGGGCTTTTCCTGGATGGTCTGGGCGAACGCGTCGGACTTGACGTGGAAGTCGAGAGCCGAGGCGACGATGTGGTCGAGGGTGGAGAACGAGTTGGCCATGGTAGTATCTGGTTCGTGTTTGGATTAGGAGCCTTGAAGGCCCATCCGGACCAGGTCCGCGAGGGATCTGGGGGCCGGAGTTGCGGATGCGGACGACAAAGAGCTGGCTGGGGTCCTGAGCGGCATCGTCCTCCCTGCCAGCGGCCGTAGGCGCGCGTTCACGTCGGCCAGGGCGCGTTGTGCGACCTGAATTGCTTCCGACGGATTGCGAGCGGGCTGCTGGGTCAGGAGAGCCTTCACCCGGTCCTGCACCATCTCGTACTTCTGAGCCCAATCGGGGTCCTTCGCTCGTTCTGCCTGTTCCCACCGCATCACCGCGGCGACCATCTGCTGGGAGTTTTCCGCGGCCTGTTGGCGCGCGATGACCTCCTGCTCGGCCTGGATCCGCTGCTGTTGCTCAACCTGGCGTGCGTACGAAAACTCACGTTCGGCCTCAAGCTGCGCAAGGCGCTTCGCGGAGTCCGGATCGATGTAGCCCTGATCGACCTTGTCCTTGATCTCAGGGGGGAGAACGTCCCCCGTGAAACGGGCCAGGTTCTGGACGTACTTCTGCAGCTGCTCGTAAGCCGCCGCAGGGTTCGTCTTCATCAGCGCCATGACGGTCATGCCTTCGGCCATTTCCTGAGGGGTCAGGCCGTTGTTCTGCATGAACGTCGTGATCTTTCCGTACTGCTCAGCCGCCGGCTTGAGGCTTTCGCGTTCAGCGATCATCGCCTTCCACCGAGGGTGATTGTGGAACGGCAAATCGGGCTGCGTCTCGGGGCTCTGCTTCTGCGCCAGGCTGTCCTTGGCCTGTGCATCGCTCGGCTGATCCGGCGCGGGAGTCGATTGTGCCTTCGCGGGGGACGAATTCGCGGAATCCTTCTGTTCAAACGCCGTTTTCACGACGTCCAGGAGATCCTTTTTAGCGTCCTTGTCGGCCGCCGGCGACGAACTGGCAGCACTATCGTTTAGCGTCGGTGCGGTCTCCTGCCCCGTCCCGGTATCGGGGGTCGAAGACTGCGTGACCTGGGCCGGAGCCGAGATCGGTTCGTTGGTGGCCGGAGCTGACGAAGCTTCGGCGGGCGTTGTTAGCGTCGAATTGTCCACGACACCGATCATTCGTCGGTGCCGTGGCTTTGCAATCCGGCCACTTCCCCCTTATTGGGGGGGCGTCGGCAACCCGTACATCTTCGGCTGGGGCATGTTGGGCACCTCGGCGTTGCCGCCGGCAGGAGCTCCAGGCGCCGCGGCCTCAGGGCCGGGCATCGGCGCGCCGCCCTGGGCAGCCGGACCGCCGGCCATCTGCGCCTCGCCCATCTGCTTCTGGGCGTTCTGCTGCACGATCGACGGGATCGCGGATTTGACCGCCTCGGCCAGGTCGATGCCGTCGTCCATGCGCTTGATCGCTTCCTTGGCCAGCCAGGTCGGATCAATGCCAGGGATCTGGATCAGGAGGGGCGCCAGGCGCTCGAAATTGGCGATCTCCGTGGCCTTGTTCGGGCGTCCGGAGCTGCCGGCCTCGATCTCCAGGTAAAGCTCGTCGGCGATTTCCTGGGCCGAAAGGGTCGGCCAGGACGCCCCAGGGCCGGCGATCTTGGCCGCCGTCAGGGGATCCATCAGGGTCAGGAGCACCTGGCTGGAGGCCTTGGCCAATTCGGTCAGGAATTCGTCCAGGTCGTCCACGTGCGAGCCCAGGGAGCTCATGCGGCTGGATTCGGCCACGGAAACCTCGGTCGCCGTGTTGCCGGTGCCGCCGCCCAGGTTGGCTTCCTGGCTGCCGACGACGCGGAACATGTCCTCCATGAACATCGAGGTGTCGTACAGGGACGGGTCGATCGGGATAGGCATGACCGGCTGAAGGACCTGGTTGACGGCCTGGCCGGGCTGGAGGCTGTTCAGCTGGATCACCTCGTTGGGCTGGCGGTCCATCAGCTTCTTGACGTCGTTTTCGGACAGCATGCCGACCGGCGTGACGTAAAGAGGGCGGTTTGCGTTGCGGTGTTCGCGCAAGCGCTGGCGCGCCAGGTTGTATTCCATCTGGATCGGCTTCAGGAGCCGGACGTCGGACGGAGGATAGATGTCGCGGTCGTTCTCGACCTCGTTGAACAGGAGGCAGAAGAACGGCCAGAACCGGCGCAGCTTGATGTCCGGGCAGCTGGGCTCGACCAGGAAGTCCGGATAGCCGTCGGCGATCACGTACTTGAGGCCGTCGCGCTTGTTGTAGACCTCCCAGATCCGGGCCAGGTCGTCGCTGGTCTTCTCGGCCATGCCGGATTCCGTCAGCTTCTGCTCCTGGCGCGTGTAGGTCGTGCCCAGGTCGACGCCGTAGACCTCCTTGACCTCGTTGCACGTCAACAGGAATTCCTGGGCGATCCATTCGGCGCCGATGAAGCCCTGGAGCTGCCGGCAACGCGTGTCCACGATGATGTTCTGCGACTGCGGGAAATCGAAGACAAGGCCCTCGTCCGTGATCGTCTCGCCTTCCTGCTGCGACTCCTGGAGCTCCTTGAGAAGCAAGCGCAGCTGCTCGGCCTTCGCCTGGTTCTCGTCGAACTTGCCGTCCTTGAAATCGAGCTCCAGGCGCTCAAGCGTGCGCAGCTGCTCGGTGATGTCGGTGATCTTCTCGACGTCCTCGGGCCGGTTGCCCATCACGCGATGGTAGCCGATCTTGACGAACCCGACGCCGGTCACGCACACGCGACGGACCAGCTGCTTCATCTGCGTCTTGAAATTCTGGTGCTCCATCGTGTGCTTGAACACGATCTCCAGGGTCTCGGCCACCTTGTCCAGCTTGCGGCGCTTCTCGAAACCCTGCTGGACGTCCTGCATCAGCGCCATGGACGCCGGGTTCGGCATGCCCATGAACATCAGCGACTGGTCGTTCGCGACCTTGGCCGACATCAGCTCGCTGGCGTTGCCTTCCCACATCTGGAAATCCATCACGCGCCGGCGCTTCGCGATCGCCTTCGGGTTCTTGGCGTAGAGCGCGGCCACGCGCGTCTGCACGTGGCGCTGCGCCAGGTTCGCCACGTAGCGGTCGTCGTCGCCGCGGTGGAAGGGCCACTGCTTGCCCATGTAGAAGTCGCTGTCCTCCTTCATCCGTCGGTGCGCGAGCTCCCAGTGCTTCTTGGCCCGGCAGATCTTGTCGCACCATTCCTTGACCAGGGCGCGTCTTGACGCGCGCAGATCCTCGTCGGGCTTGCGCTTGATGCCCGCCGGCCGCACCTCGCCCTCGGTGGCGTCGTCCGCGTCGTATTTGTCCGTTTCGATAGGTTCGTTGTTTTCCATGATGGTAAAATCGTCAGCTCCAGAACATCCGCAACCTGTTTTCGCCCCACTCCCTCATCTTGGAGGAATGTTTTACCCATGCCAGGGTGCCGGTCTTCGGGCCGGTCGGGGCCTTCTTGATCTCGCCGGCTGGCACCTGGAGCGACAGGCCCATGCCGATGTGGGAGATCCAGTCGACGAAGTCGTCGTGCCGGGCCGCCGGGAACTTCAGGAGCTCCAGCTGGGCGTCCGGCCACCAGGTCGCGAACTTCGGGAAGAACACCTTGCCCATCGCCAGGCGCCCGCGGATCGCCTGGGCGCGCGTCTGCTTGTCCTTGGCCGGCACGACCTCGTCGATCGCGCAATAGATCGATTCCTCCTGCATGCGCTTACGCAGGAACGGTCCGATCGCCTTGGTGATGTGGCCGTGCTCGGCCCACCAGAGCAACGGGCGGTTGCGCCGGAACTGATCCAGGAGCCCGTCGCAAACCGCGTCGGTCGCCGCCCGGCGCCAGAACAGGTCCGGCAAGACCCAGATGTTGTCGTCCTCGTCGATCCCGACGCAGCCCAGGCATGTCTTGTCCGCGTCCTGGGCCACGGAGACCGCATGGTCCGACGCCCCGTAGATCCGGAGGTTCGACGGGATCTCGCTCGGGTGGTCGTAGGTCTTCAGCCAATCCCGCTTGAAATAGTCGCCGTCGTCCGGCGTCGGCTTCCCCTGGTACAGGGCCGAGAAGCCCCTGGGGTTCAGGCGCCGCTGCGCCTCCAGGACCGGGATCGGGAACCGCTCCGGCCACAAGGCCTCCCCGACCTTGCGGCCCATGGCGTCGTCGTCCTCGGCGATCGCCGGCAAAGCCAGGAGCTTCCAGCTGGAGGCCTCGTCCTTGTCGAAACACGGGTTCTTCGGGTCCGTCAGGCGGCCGATCAGGTCGTCCTCGTGCCAGCGCGTCATGATGATCACGACCCGGCCGCCAGGCATCAGTCGCGTCATCGCGGCTTCCGTGAACCAGGCCCAGAGCTTGTCCCGGATGTTCTTGGAGTCCGCTTCCTCTCGGTCCTTGATCGGGTCGTCGATGATCAGGAGATCGGCGCCGCGACCCGTCAGGCCGCCGCCGCGGCCGACGAAGTTGAGCATGCCGCCTTCCTCGGTCTGGATCTTGTCGCTGGCCTGGCTGCCCGTCCGCAGCTTGCAGCCTGGGAAGATCTGCTGGAACTCCGTCGAGCGCATCGTCGCGCGCACCGACCGGCCGAAGTCCTGGGCGAAGTCGTCGTTGTAGGTCGCGAAGATCGTCTGCCGGTACGGGTCCTTGCCCATGAACCACGCCGGGAAACGACGCGACGCGAGCTCGGATTTGCCGTGCCGCGGAGGCATCGTGATGATCAGGCGAGGCATGCGCCCGGCCTCCACTTCCTCCAGGGCCGCCGCGATCACCTCGTGGTG